TGTTTGAGAGGTGTGAGAAAGATGATGATGAATGAAACATGCAACGTCTACGATAGAACAGACTGGGAAAATATATACACATTCTATATTGAAAATGAAAAAGAAGAAACCATTAAGTTTGAGGAAAGTAATCAAGGAACTATTCAATATAACTTTATATAATTATCAGCAAGACTTTTTATATGATTGTATAAACAACCAGCGAATAGTTGGCGTATTCTGTCGGCAGACTGGCAAGTCTATGACTATTGCAATGGTTGCAGTTATTGAAGCTATTAAGAATCCTGGTTCACACATTGTAATAGTGGCACCCACTGATAGACAAGCTGGAGAACTATTCAAGAAGATAGCAGACTTTGTTAAAGACTCTCCTGTTAGTAGTGAGGTTAGTTCTGTTACTATGAGGCAAATGGTTATTAAGAATAGTCGAATTAGTGCATTTCCTTGTGGTGATAGTGGTGATACAATAAGAGGTATGACTGCTAATGTATTAATAATGGAAGAGGCAGCTTATATTAAAGATAGCATAGTAAACCAAGTATTGATGCCAATGGTAGCAGCAACACAAGGTAAGGTAATAAAGATTAGCACCCCATTCAGTATGAACCATTTTTATAATAGCTTCCAATCAGATGACGCATATAAGAGTCATCATTATACGTGGCAACATGCAGTAGATGCTAAACATTTTACTATGGACTTCATTGACGAGCAGAAGAACCAGCTTGGTGAACATAGCATTGAGTTTAGGACAGAGTATTGTGCTGAGTTTATTCCTGATGAGGATGCATTCTTCTCATGGGAGTTAATTGATAAGTGTATTGGTGATTATGAAATGCTGGGTGAAATATAATGTATGATGAAATAACTTGTGAAGCTTGTGCTTGTAATACTTTTAATAAACTATATTATACTGATTATAAAATATTTGGTACTTGTGTTTATTGCAAAAAAGTAAATAAATTATATGAGGAATGATATGATGATATGTGATAAGTGTTGGAACTATAAAGAGTTTGGTAAGACGTGCTACTATTATTGGGATGAGAAGAAAGCGTGTACACAATTTAAAGATAGTAAAGACGACACACCACATATAGAAGATGAGAGGAAAATATGCCAACATATGTATTAGGGGCGGACCTTGCAATAACAATATTTAAATACTTGAACTCATACCCTATTAAGTATGGCAATAAATATTTGTAAACAATGTAAAAAAGAATTTAATGCACCACCAAGTTATAATAGAAAGTTTTGTGGTAGGAGTTGTGCAACAACATATAAAAATTTACATAATAATCCAATGTGGAATGAGCATATAAGAAAAAAGGCACAAGAATCTTTAAAAGGTAATGTTCCTTGGCAGAAAGTATTGGGTAATGATCATCCAAAAGTTATATTATATAAATATAGGATGGCCAAATTACAAAGTAAAAGACAGAAAGGAAAAAAGGCATGGAATAAAGGATTAACTAAAAAGGAAAATCCAGATAAAGTTAAATATGGTTTATTTAGAGAAAAAAACCCTATGTGGAAAGGTGGCCCATCAAAAAGAGATTATAGAGACAATTACAAAGAATGGATGGAATTAAGATTATCAATATTAGAACGTGATAATTACACGTGCCAAAATTGTGGTTTAAAAAAGACAAAAGGATTACATGTTCATCATATAATACCATGGAGGGAAAGTAAAAACAATGAAAAAAGCAATTTATTAACGCTTTGTAATTATTGTCACAAAGACTAAAATGATAAACAAAACATATGTCCTTGGTGCAGAAATAATGAGGTAACCCCTCTTTATTGCATATACCTTGCGAGGGCAGGCGAAGATAGTTCTGTATTCGTTATAATTGAGAAAGGAGATCCACATAAAGTGGTATTCATTAAAGAGATACCTAAGAATACCATGGACGAAGCTATTGACTATATTAAATATTTACATAACCGATTTAAGTTCCAAAAGATAATATGTGATAGCACTGGACTAGGTGCTGGTGTTTCTGATGTGCTTAGTAGAGATCTTAATCCACCTAAGACATTAAAGCAAGATACATATAAGACACCTCATGATAGTGTGGATATTGTTATTGGTGTTACGTTCACACAAAAGAATAAGATGGATATATTCAGTAACCTAAAACTATTAATGGAGCAAGGCAAACTATTAATACCTAATCATAAGAAGTTAATATTCCAATTAAAAGACTTTCGTTATGAGACAACAGAGTCTGGCAATCTTAAGTTGCATCATGGCGAGGGTAATCGTGATGACTTTTGTGATGCGTTGGCATGTGCTGCTCATGGATTGAGAAGTAAACAAATAGGCTGGTTCTTTGGATAAAAAAAACTTTATTTAAATACTTGAACGTGTATTTATAGTATTGTCTCTTAATAACTCGTTAATTCGGGGTATTATCGGATGGCTACTTAGTAGTCAATCACCTCTTTTTCCTGCTCGGGTGAGATTCCCGTGTAGGTTTTATAATCATGGGAATCCTAGACTTAATAAAAAACACAAAGAAATATCTTGCAAAAGATATAAGATTATTTAACGCTGGAGAAATAACACCTACAGCAGACTTACCTGTATTACCGACATGGTTCTTTAATCCAATGTTGGGAGTGCCACGTAGGATTAATCTCCTAGAGGTAAGACAATACGCTAAATCTTGTTGGGTACAGATGGTTGTAAATGCAATCATAAAACAATTGATGATTATTGATTGGGATGTTGTTAATACGGATGAAGAAGACGAACAAGATTATAGTACGGATATTGAGAAGTTAAAGACGTTATTGATAAATCCAAATCGTAATGGTGATGCTTTCTGGGATATATGGGGTCCATTCTTAAGAGATGTATTAGAGATTGATTCTGGGGTTGTATATAAAGGACATAATGTAAGTGGCGAGATTGTTGAATTGTTTTCTTATGATGGTGGAAGATTCTTAATGAATATTAATGAGCATGGAATTCTAGGTGAAGATGGAGATGGTAATCCAGTACCAGCATACTACCAATATAGTTTTAGGCAAGTACAAGGTGCACCAATACCATTCGAGAAGAAAGAAATCATATATGGTAAGATTAACACATTGACCGAATCACCACCATATGGATGGTCACCACTACAAAGCATACAACAAGAAGTTGAAGTTATGATCCAGTCCACAAGATATAACAAAGAGTTCTTTATTAATAACGCTACACCCGACGGTATCGTTAATGTTAATATGGACTTGGATAATTTAAGGACGTTCCAATCAGCATGGGAACAACAAGTTAAGGGCAAACCCCACAAACTTGTCTTCCATAACTCTGAGTCTTCCTTTACCCCCCTTGCTACTTCTAATAAAGACATGGATTGGTTGGAAGGTCAAAAGTGGTATTTCCATGTTGTATTTGGAGCATACGGATTAAGTCCTCAAGAAGTAGGATTCTATGAGAATAGTAATAAGAGTACTGGTGAGTCTCAAGAACGAATAACAATCAAGAATGCTATTAAGCCATATTTACAATTGATAGCACAGAAGATTAATAACGAGATACGTAACGAATTAATAGGTCACGATAAGATTAAGTTTGAATGGTTCCCTAGTGATGATGCAGCTGAAAAGATAGAACATGAACAAATGATGGCAAAGCTTGCAGCTAATGTAATAACCATTAATGAAGTACGAGCAATAGAAGGTTTAGAGCCTGTCGATTGGGGTGACGAGCCAATGGCAATGATGATGCAACAACAGATGATTGATAGTGGTGCTATTGGTGGTGACGATGAGGACGAAGAAGAAGATCCTAAAGACAAAGAGAAGAAAGATAGAGATAAGAAAAAGGATAAGGACGAAAAGAAAGAAGATAGGGAATCACAAAAGCTGTATAAGAAATTATTTAAGGGGTTCATGAAAAATGGCAAACAGCAATTCAACTAAAGCAGCTGTTGACCAGAACCGAGCATCATATGCAGATGACGCAATTGCAAGAAGAGTTCTACAAGTTGATGGTTCTGGTAATATTGTTAGTCCTTCTGGTTTAATAGATGTTGAATTTGATTATATTGCATTAACGTATGTCGCTGCAGGTAATGGAGCGGGTGAGATAGAGACTGCAACTTATAAGACTGGTGGATCTGGAGGAACAACTGTGGCAACAGTTACTATTACTTATGATGCTAGTGATAGAATTGCAACAGTTACTAAATCATAATGACCTACACATATAATCCTTTTGAAGGTAAGTTTGATGCTACTCAATGGACTTATGCTAGTGGTATTTTAACAACTAAGATTCCTTCTGATATTTCTATTCCTAAAGATGGTGTTGCAACAGGTGTGAATTTTGGGGTGTCATCATATTATATAGATTTGAACGCTGAGGGATGGGATGGTGCTGCAGGATATGATACATCAACTAGAATAATAAATTATCAACCAGTTGGTGGAACAGTTAAAGGTAGTCTTGGGTTATTATTTAATAATCAATTACATTTTATAATTACAGAGACCGATTTAGCAGCAGTGGCTCCAACAGGTAATGTATTTGGTTATGGTGCATCTGTTGCCCCAACAGGCAATGGGACGAAGATTATATTTAGGGGCGGGGGCAGTGCTGGTGGTAATGGTG